GATTTACAAGATGCTTTGAAAGAAGCAGGTCAAAAAATGGGTAGAGGTTCAGCCTTGAGAGTATTATCCCAAGCAATATGGGAACATACTCATTGACCGTCAACCTCGCATGGTTAAAACGCAAAACTCGTTTACGAATAAGAAGAACTCAAAGGGAGAGAGAAGCTATGGACGCACTAGCTAAGAAAAGAGCAACCTATCTAAGTTTTTTTAAAGATGGTGTTGCTGATGCCTTATTTCATGGAAGAATGGATGATACTAAACGATCCTCTGCTTATTATAAGCAGGGATATGATTTTGGTTTGCATCTATGGAATGAGCAACAGGAAGAAGAGCCTACGAAACAATAAGATTTGTCTTTCTAAATATCCATTGTTACTATTAATTAATAACTACAAAGGAGTGTACGATGGATACTTGGCAAGGCTATGAAGAGGAAATGTTCAAACATGTCACAGGTTATATGGTGACGGAGTTTCTTGGTCGTGGCAAATATGAGAAAGTTGCTTTTGAATCATTGCAAGAAGCTCGTGATTATGAGTTCAATGTAAAAGCTAACCGACCAACTGCCCGAGTATTGATTTACGCAGTCTGTAAACCACAGGGTAGGATTGACCCTATCAATATGCCATTAGCCAAAGGAGAACAGTAATGGATGATTTAATAGATGCTTTAGATACACCTTTAACCGATAAGCAAAAAGTGTGTCATATGATTGATACCTTAGAGGGTAGAGATCTAGTTTACTTTATGCTAATGCTTTTTGAGAAAAGCGAAATAAGTGGTGATGCCCTCACACAATTTATTGTTGATGAGTTAGGGGGCGAACCTGATTGCGACGAAAAGCTTAGAACTTTTATTAAGGAAAATGGGGAGGCTTTAAATGACTGATTACGTTGTAGCGTTAGTAATTGACCTTTTTGCTCATATATTGGTAAATTTTACAATATTGACGTAAAAAAGGAGGGTTTTAAGCCCCTTCTGACAATCAGTTTAATAGTGGGTGGTAGGTAACTAACCCACTATTTTTTGACTAATGTACGGTTCGATGAAGAAAGAAGACGTAAAGTAATATAAAAAAGAGGAAGCCGTAGCTTCCTCCTCGTTTAGTGTACTGTTGTATATAAGTTATAGTCAATAACAACATCATCAGTTTTATGCCACTCGTCCTTTGTATTTATGCCATCGTAATGTTTAAACCATTTGACTTCTCCATGACGCTCGTACTTTATAAATACTTGGCAGTCTTGGTTTAGTATGGGGGCGTCGGGCTCGTGCATTACTGTATAAGTAGCCTCGTAAAAATTACTCGCTTTTAATATGTTTGAGACAATCTCTACGGCTACACCACTTATGTCAACAGTCTTCACTGTATAATGGTGGTGGTCAATAAAGTATAATGTTTGTACGCTCATTTTTTATTCTCCTTTTAAGCTGTTTATTTTGCGTATTAATAAGGTAGCCCCTGTGAAGTCAAAAGACTTTTCTTTTTGTGTCTTTTGTTATCTAAGTTCACAGACACAAAAGGACTTGCTCCTCCCTTTATGGTGGGCTAAATTTAAATATAGCAATAAACATAGAAAGGAATTGTTATGATATTTGATACATTAGAAGAACAAGCATTTTGGTATTGGTGGAGGGAATATAATGAATATGACTCCTAGTAGTATAGAAGAAGTGCAAGCTTTATTTATTGAGGGGTGTATATCAGCTAAGACAGCTATCTCCCAACTTAAAGCATGGGGCATGAACGAAAATGATATTGAAACCTTTATTGATACATATACACGAGACCATGCAATCGCAGTCTCTGACAATGTTTTAAGGTTTCCAACTTGATATGCTTTATATAATATTAGCATTGATGGTATTGTTAATCTTTTTGTTTGGAGAACGTAAATGAAACCATTCCATCCATTTAGTAATTATATAATCACTTCGCATGGCAGGTATGTCTTGGAAGTAATAAATGATGAAATGCTGGAAACAATTGAATATGTAAAATGTATGACGGATAAAAGTATGCCTTTTCATCTTTGTTATGCTGAAGAAGTTGTGGCAGACGAATACGAAAACGAACATATACCAACAGGCTATTTATGTGATTCTCAAACAAGCCAACATGAATCTAATTTATTTAACCTAACCGATAAAAGTAAACTTGTCCAAAACGAAAACATAAAAAAGTATGGACGCAAACAAGACCAGAAGCCTAAGTATGGCAAAATGGGAAGACCTAAAAGGGAGGAACGTAAAAATGTACAATAGAGATCATCTTACAGAAGAAGATATATTGCAGAAAATTAATAATGTAGAAGTTTTGTTAGCTTTATTGCCTGATGAGAATCGTTGGGCTATCAAATTTTGGCAAACTGTTAACTCTGATTTGACGAGGTTAAAAGAACACATTAGAGTTTTAAATCTGCCTAATTAATGTAATTATAATAGCATAGTTCGCGTGAACTACAGAGCCAGAACCCAGCCGATATATAGGTGTAATTGACCTATTAGAAGGATAGATTGTTCTGGCTCTACTTAACTTTAAGGGAGAAGTAAATGAGCGATTTTAGTAAGCCAAATGCCAGAAGGTGGACTAGGTCAAAGTACGATTCAATGGGGTTTGACGAACTCCTTGATGAAGTAAAAAAGTGGCATGAAGATAGAGGATTAATAGAAGGTAGTTCCGACAAAGACCAATGTTTAAAGTTGATGCAGGAATTAGGTGAATTATCTGATGATATTTGTTCCGATATTTATAATGATTTGACCGATTCCCTTGGTGATATGTTAGTTGTAATGATAAATATTATGATTAGAAATGAAATTAGTGTAAAAGATTGTTTACGCAAAGCATTAGTTGAGATCCAAGATAGAAAGGGTTATAATTTAGATGGAGTATTTGTAAAAACAGAATAGAGTAGTGGTTAGGTCAAGTGTTTTAGTTTTGGTTTGCCTTGACTGAAGGGGTGCATCTCCTTTCTAGTAACCCCTTCCTACTCTAGCTTACATAATCAGTCTTAATTTGCGTGGCGACGCAGAAGTTTTATATGGGAAACTTTGATTGATTATGTAAGCACAAAATTTTTTTCAGGAGAAAACGATGGACATAGTCAATAGAATATGGGGCAAATATGAAGTCCTACAACTCGATCACGATTGTAAAGTAAAAAAGTTAACGATTAATCCATATAAACAAATCTCTAAACAATATCATATGCACAGGAGCGAACATTGGCTCGTTACAAAAGGAGAAGCAACTGTTTACCTTGATGGTGTATTCTACTCCCTTGTAAAAGGCGAAAGTATAGATATCCCACAAACAAGTATTCATTATATAGCAAACGAGACTGATGGACCTCTAACCATTATTGAAACACAACTCGGTACATATTTTGGGGAAGACGATATTGTGAGGCTAAAAGACTAAACAAGAATTGCTTATCGGGTTATCCGTTGTTACTATTTATTTAACGTAAACAACAACTTAAGAGGAGAAGTTAATGCAAGATGTTACTTTGACAGCAAGTCAACAGCACGAGCTTAATCTTAGAATAGCAAGTGCCGAGTATTGTAATTCCGACCCCCATACCACTTCAGCCGATATTCGCTACTTTGAACGTAAGGATTTAGTTGATTCTATTAGGCTAGGTACTTATGAAGAGTTTAAAATAGTGCGACAAGTGTTTAATCCGAAAGGTTTACTTGATTGGCATAGAGATTATAGAATGCGAAAGGGAGATTTGTAATGGAAAAAGACTGGGTTGTCCTAAGGTGGGCTAAAGATAATTTTATGACTGGTAATAAAAAAGGCGATATTACCCTTTACCCCGACTATGATGAGTGTTGGGGTTCGCCGATGTATGAGGTTGTTGATTATTTTACAGGTACTTATCATAATGCTAAACGATTCGCTAATACTTTTAGGGAGAAACCGAATGGCTAAAGAATTATATTGTCCCCAATGCAATACAGAGTTTTGGGGCGATTTATCCGTAAATTCTCTGTGTGGTGGCTGTGGACACGACTTCGCTAAAGGGTTCCAAAATGGAACTCTTGATGTTGTATCGCCGACAGGCAAAAAATATTTATGGAGAACTACTTACCCCGATGGCGAAGTAGAATATAATATCACAAATGATAGAGTATCAGAAATGGCAGAAGTTGAACGATTAAACAAACTTCACTACCCAGAAAAAGTCAAAATAGAACTCGTTGATTACGCAACCATAGAAATATAGGAGGAAAACTATGGAAAATAAAGAAGGTATGACTACTCATACTAAATTACCACGTCACCCATACGATCGTGACGATAAATATTGGGCTGAGCAAGAAAGTAAAGCCTATTGGGATGAAAAACTAAAAGATATGTCATGGCAATCTGCCGTGTCCATTATCTCCACGTATCTTAAACTAAATAAAAAAAGTATGGATACCGATCACTACTTGCTTTTAGAAACTGCTTGGAATAGAATTCTCAAAGGGTAAATCTCTCTACGTTTACCCATATGCCCCTAAGACTCCGTGGACCAATAACAATGGTTCGCGGAGTTTGCTTATATAGGAGTGAAATGAAAAAGTTAATGAATTATTTTTTAGAAATATTCCGATATACAATATCTAATATCTTACTTCATCTGGTCACACACTGTTATCGGAGATAAAAAAATTCTTTCCAAATTCTCTGTCTGCTCCTATTATGTAAAGTACAGGAGAAAATTATGGTATTAGCAAAAAAGACGCATAAGCCCACATTAGATATTGTAGGCAATCCCCGATCGGAGAAGGGGATCACTCCCAAACAGGAAGAGTTCGCTAAGATTTATGTAACTGAAGATATAAGCCAGACTGAGGCAGCGATAAAAGCAGGATATTCTGTCGCATCAGCTCATGCAATAGCATCGCAACTCCTCAACGGAACCCGATATCCAGCAGTAGTCGCCCGAATCAAAGAGCTAAAAGGTGAGCTATCTAAAAAGTACGAAGTCTCATTTGAAGGACACGTCAAAAAATTAGCCGAGATCAGAGATCAAGCTATGATAGGAGGAAATTTCGCAGCAGCAGTCGCGGCAGAGAAGTCCCGAGGTCAAGCTGCTGGACTCTATATTGATCGTAAAGAGATTCTGCATGGAAAGATTGACTCGATGAATCGCGACGAGGTCATGAAAGAAATTAAGAGAATCCAAGAAGAGTTTCCTGCACTCAAATCTTTTACTGAAGACAACCTCGTTATTGAGGGAGAAAGTAAGATAATAAAAGACACCACTTGACATATTTTATGCTATTATTAAATATAACTTAATTAATCGTAGAAAGGATTAACTGATGCCATATAATGTAACGACCGAGCGAGGTCACCATATTGATTATGTCCACAACAAACCAAACGGAGGGACAATCTATTGCTATGGTACTATAGAAGAAGATAGTAACTTTTTTGTAGAGTGTGATGACGAGTATAATAGTGGTCATGTAGAAGACGTTGACCCTAGTGTGCAAAATACTTGGAAACGAGTATGTGAGTATCTACTAAAATGGCGACATGACGTAGAGCAGGTAGAGTGTGATTAATGAAAAAGCCTGAGTCCAAACTGTGGCATAATCTACGCGACAACACAAAGGCTCAAGGGGTGTTTTGGACACGTCTTGAGTCGTGGGCTATTCCTGGAGTTCCGGATCTGCATGGCATAATTGATGGTCATGCTTTTTGGTTAGAATTGAAAGTCCACAGGTTAAAGTCATTAAAGTCTATCAATTTGTCTCCCCACCAAATTCTCTGGCAAACTCAATATTCTTCGCAATCAGGACACGTCTGGAACTTGGTTCATCATCTCTCTTCCTCGTCGCTCAAATTATTTGGGGGTTGGCGAGCTCGGCATTGGGTAGATTCCCCGATGATGGAGGATGACATGACTCCTGATTTTGAGACAAGAATCCCGTACGACTGGACGGGTATCATCAATCATATTCTACTCTCCTCGCGTCGTCCTGACAACGATTAGTTTCTCATCAATCATCCTCTATCGTCTTTCATCCTCGCGTCATCGTTTCTCTTCACCGAGGAAAGAGGATGATTGAGGACAAAGAAGAAGAAAGAGGATGACGCCAGATTGATTGTCTAAACTGAGGACAAAAAACGAATAAATAGGACAATAATAGACTTGTAACTAGAGAAATTAATTGCTATTCTTTAATCATAGCAAATGGCTATAATTTAACTTGATCTCGTAGAAAGGGGATTACAATGACTAAAACTACTAAAAAGATGACTAAGGCATCATTAACCTTAGACGCTCCAATTAAAACTGTAAAATCAGTTGAGTTAAAAGTGACTGACAAGGAGCTATCCTACAATGATATCTGGAAGTTTGTCCAGGAGCATGCAGGAGGTCAAGAATCTAACGTAGTGGTCGTTCCACTTGATAACTGTGACTTAAAAAGTGACAAGCCTGTCCCATTCGGTTACGGAGGTCAGCCTGGAGGGGTCCGACAAATGATTCAGGATTGGTTATTATTCGGTGTCGGCAAGGACAAGGATATGTCCCTTAAGACCATACTCAATAAAGCTGCTCCTCTTGGACACAGTCGCAAAAAGCCTACTTGTCTACATGCTCTGATGCACGGAGGATACTCACCGTCCAGCAAATACTGGATGACTCCATACATCAAGCTCGTAGTCAAAGCTTAACATCTAATACGAGGGCGACAGGCGACTGTCCCCTCTTTTTTTGATTTTAACCACTGATGATTCGCGATGACTTCCCCGACCAGAGGATGAGGATTCCCGAAGATTTCCCCGATGAGAGGATGGAATTAGAGAGGTCTAATCATAAGCATAAACATAGGGGTTATATATAGAGAACTACTATTTTGGTTTTGCAAAAATTACAAATAAATGTTTATATAATAACAACTTAAACGCATTAACCAAAGGGGTATAAAATGCAAAATACTAAAACAACAGGTAAGGTAGCACCTAATACAGCACCAACAACTACATACGCAACTTTAACAAATACAGGTAAGGAAATAACCTATGCTAAC